AACTCTGTCCATATAATTGAAAAACACTTTCCGCTCTTTTATCTTCCGTATCAAACTCAAATAACTGAGGAGAAGATAAAAATCGAACCATTAAATTTGATTTATAATCATCAATCTCGTTTGCAATATCACTTAATCTTGTTACGTAAAGTTCATAATCTATACCGGTAATTTGAATGTTATACCCATCATTTGATAAAGGCCATGATGTTGTTACACTTACTAAAGAGGTTTTTGAGTTATTTTGACTATCTCTAGGTACTCTAAAACTTGACGTATATATGGGATTTGTTTCTCTATTTAATAATGATTGTTCTAAATCATCAAGACCTGAGAAAAATTCTTCTATGAGTCCATCATTTGGTCTAATTAAAACATTACCTAAATAAGTAGAACCGGTAAACGGTTGACCATAAACTTTAAATTGAATAACATTATCAACATTTGGTTCCGTATATTCAAGAATTGGGTATGTGACATTGTTAACAACAATAACATATTTGGTATATGATGAATAAAAATTCCTTAATTCATTTTCTGTTTCAGGTTTTATTACTGAATTTGGTTCAATAAGTACCAAATCAAATGGGTTGAAGAATTTACTTCTTTCAGTATAAAATATTGTTGTGTGAGCACTGTCGTCGTATGTTGAACCCGACACACTGTATGGTGAACTACTTATCGGACTATCAGCAACAATATTAATAGCGCCAGGAAATTTATTAATAATTCTCGTTAGAGAAACTAAAATACGGCTAGATAAGGAACCAAATAATGATTTATCCGCATATTTTTTATTCGATTTAAAACTAACCTCATTGGTTTTTTTTGTTTTTGTTCTTGTTGTGGTTTGAATACCATCAACTTGTTTTATCGAATCTAAAGTTAAAAATTCTGAAAATGGTGTTGTTGAAAAACTCTTTGAATCTCTTTGGGGTATCACTTTATCCAAAGAGAAAACCGTGTTGGTTAAGGAAGATGTTCCATCCGTTATTTGTCTACCAACTAAAAAATCATTAAATGTTTCCGCACCGCTCGCAGCTTGACTTGGTACTTTTCTTTTTGCCATTATGTTTCTGTAATAGTATCAAAGTTTAGTGTTTCGTCAATGTCAGTTCTCTCTTCACGAACCTCATATAATGTTTCATTAAATTCATCTTTAACTTCGTAAAGATTATATTGTTTATATATGTTGTTGTTATTGTCATAAATGGTGTAAATACCTTGTGAAACCGCCTTACTTTGATTACCATACAATGCATATGCTAGAGTTGACGCATCATGCTCAACCATTTCTATCTCTATTGTTGTGGGATTTAAATATGTGTTTGTTAAAATTATTTTTTGAGATGGTACACCAATAAACGGAACCGTATTTGGTTTATTTGTTGGTGCTGAAGATGGTGTAACAGTTAAGAACATCAAATTTGTTACTTGTTCACTGTACTGATATCTTATTGCTTTTTGAGAAGTACTTGTCAAATTTGAAACAATTGGTGTGCAATAAAAAGACGAAGTAACGATTCTATAAAAATTAGGTATTTTTTTATTATCTGATGAATTAATATATTCAATTCTATACCCTACCAATCCTTGAGGTGTAAATTTATTTCTATCATCTGAAGGAACATTTGATAAATCAATAATTAAACCCCTTACTGAAGGTAAGGATGCCAAAATTCCACAATCGGTAATCGTTGTTCTAATTTGTTTTGGTCTTATATGAAGTGTATAGATACCTAAATCAGAAAAATCATCAGATGTAAGTTTTAAATTATATAAACCACCCAATATTTCAACATTTGGGGCGGATGTATCATCTGTTGTATCAGAATTATGATAAACAGGTGTTAAAACATCAACAGAATTTAATTTTTTAAATGTTACATCAGAAGTTGCGTTCCTATCTAAAACGTAATGAAAGTAGATTTCAACATCTTCTGGTGAAATGTCTGATGGTCGTATTATACCGTAAGAACCCGTTGCCATTTGTTTTTATTTATAAATATGAAAATTATTGTTTTCTGATATTAAAATATCCATTACCATAATAAGATAATTCTCCGGTATTTTCAATTTCAGATAATCTAAATGTTTTTTCAAGAACACCCTGTTTACCTCTTTCAACAAATATGTCTGAATATATTACAGGTTCATCAATAAACCCTAAGAAATGTTCATTTCTTGTTATAACACAATTAATTACTTCTTCTTTTGTAAATCCAGATGTTGCACCTGTAATTGTTGTTACACCATCTTCAAAATCTCTATAGTATAAATCATCAATAGTATATGCACTATAAACTAAATTATTTGTGATTCCCGTAGTTACCCCTGTATATGTGTTAGCACCATAAAGTTTCTTTTCGTTAATTCTACTCCTACCAATAGAAGCATAATAAAATACAGTATTACCTGTGTATGTTCCATCACAATCACTGTCATAATCATTAAGATAATTTTGTGTTTGACCGGTAACATTAGAATATGGAATCGTAAAACCTGAAAAAGTCCCCAAAGGATTTGGTATGGTTATGTTTGAAGGTATTTGAATTATTTTTTTTGTTTCAAATTGTGTCCATGGTGTATTTACCGAAATTGAAATCGTGGTTGTACCCGTGGAAGAATATGTTTTATTTGCGGTTATACCTGTTGCAGTTAAAATTGATGTTGTCCCATCTCCCCAATCAACTGTAAAATTTATATCATATATTTCAGATACTTTTGATGTGTCAATGGTGTTATAAACATAAACAGTATTACCTGTTTGTGTATACGAAAAATTACATATCTGTTCAACTTGTTCAATTTGTCCATCAAACCCAACCATCACACCCATTTCATCCACTGAACTTTCTAAAAAGATGGGAATATCATGGTTATCGTATGCCTCTGATTTACTTATGTTTTCCCATTCATATAATTTTAAACTTAAATCACAATCGGTGTCACCATATGACGTTCCATCTAAAGTTGTTCCCGACCAAATATAATATCCTGAAGAAACAGTGCCACCAGTAACATTAAAAATTATATAACCATCTAAAGAATCAATTATATTTGTATTGGTTAATTCAAGTAAACCACCTAAACTATTGTACCAATATGGTTTATCAACCGCATACAACTTTAAGTTGGGAATTGATTTCCTACGTATTTCGTATTTTAGAGGTGGTTTAATATCCATTATTGTCTTCTTTCATAAAAATTTATCGGAGCACTAAGTTGACCTTTTCGTGAACCTAATGAACCATTATATTGATAAACAATATATGAGTATTCAGTTCTATTAATAATTACTTTATAATAAACATCTTCTTCTTCAATAATTTCTTGACCAATAGACTTTGATTTATTAACAAAATCAATAATTGTCCCATCTTTTGCGTTATAAAATTTTGCGGTCATATAAAAAGTATTTCCTGTAATGTTTGTTCCACTAAAAGGTGAATCATCCAAAAACCAAAAGAAATACATATTTTCGGTATTTCTATAATTTGAACCCGTAAAAACCGGAAGAAAAACAAAATCATTCAACGGTAACGTTGAACCAGATGGTGTTCCTGTAAAATAAACTTTTTCACCCAATGGTAATATTAAATTTTTTGAAAAGACCAATCGTCTATTTGTTTGATTTGGTGAATCATCGTTGGTTGTTTTGTAAAACTCTAAACGAAAAAAACTTTCAGTTGATTGTCTTAACATTTTTGCATTTTCTCTCAATGTTATACCAACTGACTCATAATTCTGATTATATACACTTGAGGTGTTTAGAAAATAAAAATTATACCAAATATCAACTTGTGTAAATGTAGTTCCACTATTAGATGTTACTGAATACGGTGAATGAATGTATCTTGTTGTTTCATAGTTTTCAGCCGGATTTATTATGTCATATAAAATTTCTTGTTCCATTTGTTGTGCACTATCCGTCCACCCCAAATCTGACTTAAATGTTTGATTTGACGATAACAATATTTTTTGGTCGGTATCTTTTACTATAAATTTCATTAACACTTAAAACTTTCTATATTTTTAATTAAATCTTGTTTGTTTCTGTATATGTTCTCATTTCTTAAATAGAAATCAATATCACTTTTTACATAATGAATACCATTAATAAATGAAAAATTTGTACCTAAACCGTCCGAGTCAATAAACCCATGGTCATATAAATCTCTCCATTTCCACAACCCATCGTTTTGAAAATATTTTGCGTTTTGTGGTAATCCGTATATTTGATTAGTCGTTGATGTTTCGATATATGGTGAAAGTTGTCTTAATTTAACCCTATGATGTGGTTGATAAAACAAACCAAATTTGTTTGTTGCAGATGCACCAGAAAAGGTGACAGTTGACCCTGTTTGACCATAATCAAAAACAAAAAGAGGGTTTGAGAATCTATGGTATGCTTCACTAATAATCCTTTCCTTTAGTTCGGAAACATTATATTCAACAAAGGCACCATGTAATATAGTGTTAATGGGAACATCAGTACCACCGGTAAAATTGTATGTTACCGAATTTATTGTTTTAGTAAATGCAGTTGTTGGAATTGAAGTTTCAATAGTTGTTGAGCCGTCAAAATGTTGGTCAACCCATGTGTCATGGAAATTAAATTTCCATCCAACTTTTGGTGGATAATCAAAATACCCATTTCTATTTGATAATAATGTTGTTACATAAATTTCAGTTGGTAAATATTTTAAATTATTTGTTAAACCTGTTAAAATAAATGGTTCTTTAAAATCGTAAATTAAAGACTCCATCATATTTCTTTCCACCAAATAATCACTAATACCTTCACTATTTTCTAATAATAATTTTTTTTCATTTTCCCAAATGGATGATTCAAAACCCGCTTTATCCAAAATATAATCACCTCTTTCTGTAAGTGTTTTATGTTTGTGAACATAATATGTGGACGTTGTTCCAGTTAAATTATCTCTATCAATACACCTCTTACCAAACACAACAGTTGACAATGTTGTACCCGAAGGTAATTCAGATTTTGAAATGTCTAAAACAAATTTTTCGGACCTAAAAATAGAATCTCCAACAGAAATAACAGAAAATGTCCTACCACTCACACTAACTGAACTATTTAAAGTCCCCCCACTAATTGTTATATATTCACCAGCCAATATTCCGTGTTCAACGGGACTTGTCAATTTATATGTTCTACCATTATCTTCAACTCTAAACGGTATTCCGTCTCCTGAAACAAAATTAAACACAGTATTACCACTTAAAGTATATTTCATCGGATAAGTTGTATCATGGTCATAAACATAAGACAAATGAATATTCCAATTATGATATGGTGCCATTATACTCGATATTGAAACGTGACTTGACTCCCCACTGTAAGATATTGATGGGGTATATGTGGTTATTGAAGAAAGTGTTTGTACTGAATTAGATTGTCTTAACACATCTTTTCTAAGAAAAGCAAATTCGTTGTATGGTATAAATCCATCAAAATTATTGTCTCCACCATCACCAACCAAATACAAATTCTTTAAAAGTGGTTCATAGTCGGTGTCACCACTATACAAATTTCTGAAAACCATTTTTAGTTTTCCGTGTATTTTGTAAGAACTACTTTCGTTTCTTTCTTTATTAAATAATTCAACATTATTTAATATGACGTTTCTATCCCCTTCTCTTAAAAGGTTTTGTGTTTCATCCAATCCAATTCTAATATTTTGGTCAACATTTGTTGAACCAAAAAATTTTTTAGATGGTAATATTATTTTTTTCTTATCCATTATTCAGATGTTGGAAACGCTCCTTTAGGTCCAAATAGTTGAACAAACTTATCTACCGCGGTTTTACCTGGTCTAATTCCAAAATAAAATAAAAATGGTGTGGATAATATTTGTAAATTACCCGTATAATTTTTTAATGTTGGTTTTAATATGTAATCAATATTGGTGTTCCACGATTGAGAATCCCATACACCAATACTACCTTTTCTAACCCATAAAGTACCCGCTAATGGAGTTTGAGTTGTTCCCGAAGTAATATGTAACACAGTAAACCCTTCTTCTTGATTATCGTATTGTAAATGAACATCAGTTGTGTCCTCAACATCAAATGAACCATCGTTTACATCTGCACCAACTATATTAAAGGTGTTACCGGAATAATCCTTTGTCATTGGAAACAAAACATAATTGTATGTTGTGTCACCCGTAAACGTATAACTAAATGTCATTCCCTGTAGTCTATGTGTCCTTATGGTGTTGTAATCCCACGATTGATTATAACCTTCCCCAAAACCTTGTCCTTGTTTGTCCCAATAAAAAAACGGAACAATCTGTGATGATTCAGTCAACCTACCAGGTTCATTTAAACAAACCCTCACTCTATAACCATCATCATCCAAAACAAAATTTATTGGTATAGGTCCATTTGATGTTCCGGCTTGTGAACTAAATAATTGAGGATATGTGTCAGGGTCTAAAATTAATGGACTATATTGTCCGTAATATCTATTTTGTAAATCAAATTCTTCAACACCAACTTCGTTGTTTATTGATATTAATTGTAAAACGTCTCCATTTAATATTTCTTTTGTTGTATTAAATGGGAGATACGAATTAAATCCATTATTTTGAAAAAAATCTCTATATTCAAATGTGTTATTAGTATCTAATCTATAGTTAATGTAAAGCCCGAAAATTTCCTTAAAGTTTTGAAAAGATGTTGGTCCAATACTTCGAACAACCGAACAATTAGGGTCTAAAGATGGGTCGACACATATTTCTTTTATAAATTCATCTCTTGGTCCCAAATCCATAATTGTTGTTGGGTGTCTTAGTGTACTGAATGTTGTTCCGTTACTTACTGTAGATTGAAAAGACGAACCATCCCACTTAGTGGACCTATAATAAAACCTTTTAACGGGTTCGCCAGATGTTTTTTCACTTACCTTATAATACAATAAATCCTCACAATAATTTGTTCCTCTAACGTTCAAATCTAATGTTTCCTCATTATCCCATCTAACCCTTGCTTTAAAGGCAAACAGATAAAGAGAACCACCTAACCAATTTTCAATAAATGAATAATTTACAACACCTTCACAAAAAACTTTATTGATTAGTTTTCTTCTAGCATATTCTCTAATTAATTTAAAATTGTATTCCCAATTATTTATAGACGCAGCCGGTATTATTGTATAAGTCCCTTTTCTAAATTCAGAAAAACCACTTCTAGTACTACACGTCGAACAAGGATTGCTATTCGTATTATATGATATTTGTCCAACAGGTAACAGACTTGTACACGATGTTCCGTTTTGAACCGTGACTAAAGCTGTATTGTTATAATCAT